TGCAGAGAAAAATTTCTCCAGATCTAATAAGAGTAACCACCTTAATGGAACTACTACTAGTACACTTCCATTATCAGTTCAAGGTGGTCCTGCTGATACAACTAGTAATAATGATATTCCTTTCTAAGGGATAATGTTTAGAATAAGGGGTCATAGCAATATGGCCCCTTTTCATCTCATGCCAGATAAATCTGACGAAATAATAAAACAATTAAAGATTGCTCTTGATAGACTAGAGTATGCTACTGAAATTATAAAAATGTGGGTAGGATATATGAATAGTCATTTGAGTGATACTGAAGAAATGTTAGTTGAAAAATGTAAAGAATTTTTAGGAGAAAATAATGAATCTTGAAGATATAATAAGATTATGGCAAAAAACACAAGAAGGCCATATTGATGAATGTAGAAAAAATCAAATTATTTTCTCTGAGATAATGTGGACCCTATATGAAAAAGAAAAGGAGAAAGAATGAAAAAACAAACTAAATTTGATATTGTTCCTATAAAGGAAAATATAACCTATGGATTTGATAAAAAACATCTTACTATTATAGAAAAATTAGATAATGGTAAAACTAGAGAAGTATATTGGATTGAAAAATCAAGATGTAGAACCATAGAAGAACAATTCGACTGGATATTACATATGAATGAGAAAAATTGGATTAATGGATATAAATTTAAAGATGAATTTGCAGCAGCTATACGATTATGGGCACATGAAGATACTAATTTTGCAACTGCCATAAGATTAAAAGCAAAATAAGGAGAAAGAATGATTAAAGAATTTGCAGCTGGATTAGCAAATCGTCATCATTTTGGAGATGTTCATGATATTACTAAATGGACAGGTATGGCACAAGATACTTTCATGTCCCTATGGGATTACGATGGTCATGTAATTGATTACGTTAAAAAGAAAGGTACTCTTGCATCTTATGATGGAATGCTTTATATGCCTGATGAATTTCTTCTTGATGTCGATGGCTCTAATCCCGATAATGCTCGACAAAAAACAATTGGTTTAGGTATCTTATTAAATGATTTATGCATTCCATATCAAGTCTATTTCTCTGGAACTGGATTTCATTTAGGAATACCTGGATCTGCATTTAGATGGAAACCTACACCTGATCTTCATTTAAAAGTAAAAGATGAATTACTCAGTAAAGGTATTTATGAATATGCAGATATTTCTGTATCTGATAAGACAAGGCTTATAAGGGTAGTTAATACTTTAAATAGTAAGTCTAGGTTATGGAAAATACCTCTACTACAAGCTGAATTACATAAACCTGTAACAGAAATACAAACCTTAGCAAAAGGTAAAAGAAGTACTTATACATGGCAAACATTAGAATGTGAACCTGTATTTGATGTGTTAAAGCGTAAGGTTCAAGCAAGTGATAAAACATTTGAAACTGTAACTCTTGGTAGGAATCCTGATCCTGTATGGTATCCATGTATACAAACTATGATGTCCGGAGCTGGTCAAGGTTCAAGACACCAGATAGCTTTACGTATAGCAGGTCATCTAAGATGGAGATATCCAGAACATTTAGTTAGACTTGTTATGGAAGATTGGAGACAACGTGTAGATAAAGGATTAAATTCATTTAGTAAAGAAGAAATGGATAAACTTGTAACAGATTGTTATGAGGGTCATAATGGTAATGGCTATAACTATGGTTGTACTGATGTTCATATGGATAATCATTGTCAATCTACATGTACTTTGTATAAAGCTAAGAAATCTCAACACATGATGGATGCTAAATCTATGGAAAAAGAGTTAGTTGAATTTTTCACAAGAGATTTAGATCCTATAAATATAGGTAAATTGTATGATCAAGATTTTCCTATATATCCTGGTGAAGTAGTAGTCTTACAAGCACCACCTAAGTCTATGAAAACCATGCTTTTACAGAGTTGGGTACAAAAACTTAAACGTCCAACATACTTTATAGAAATGGAAATGTCACCAAGACAAATGTGGATGAGATTTGTGATGATGGAGAAAAATTGGAATGAAGAAGAACTTAAAGCTCATTATACACAATATGCCAATGGAATTTCTCAAAACTTTGATTGGCTCACTATAGATTATAACAGTTGTTATGCTCATGAATTAAATAAAAGAATAATGATGTTACCATATAAACCTGAAATAGTTGTGGTAGATCATATGGGTCTATTTAGATCTCAGAAACATGATAATAACATGAAGGTAGAAGAAGTATCTCAAGCTTTAATGGAAGTAGCTATTCAGAATAATGTAGTAGTATTTGCTATATCTGAAATAACTAAACAAGCATTTCATGAAGGTATGGATATTACTTCAGCTAAAGGTTCATTCCGTATTGGATATAATGCTAATAAAGTTCTATCTCTTACTCCATACAAGGATGAAAATAATCTTGTTAAAACCTTAAAGATTGTGTGTACAGCTAATAGAGAAAGAGAAAATCTTGATCTTGAATTAAATGTAAATGGGACACAAATAGGATGATACAGATTACAAAATGGATAAATCCTGATGAAGAAACCTGGTATCAAGGAACTTATATTACTAATTTAGAATGGCTAATGATCCAAAAAGAACATCTTTCTAATCTTACTGGTAAGAAAGTTGTAATAAAAACCGATTCTAAAGGATATAAAGCTGTATTTAGAGGTAGAATCAAGTGATTGCTGACAGAATGACAGAAGATGCTGATTGGAGAGATGGTATGAGCCAATTCAGACTCAGGATTTTGGAAGAAATTCAATTAATAAATGAAAAGTTAGAACAACTAGAACAACAAATAAAGGAGAAAACCCCATGAACCCGTACTTACCAATAAGAAAAGTACCATTAGATTATAATGGTATATCATCATCTGCTTATTCAGTTCAGATGCAGCATCCAGTATATCATAATAAAGAACTAACATCTCAAACTGGAGAAAATCTAACTGAATGGAAAGAAACAGGTGTAGTAGGTCATAGCTATATGTTATTACCTAATGAAGATGTAAAAGATGCTGCTAATCAAGTAGCTAAAGAATGTAATTTAAACTTTACATTTGACAAAACGTTCTTTAACGGCCGTAGTTATGCCTATTCCATGAAATCTGATCATGTGTGTGGGGAAGTAGCCCAGGGAGACGATGTAGCCTTAGGCATGCAATTTTGGAACAGTTATGATGGTTCTAAAGCTTTTGGCTTTGCAATGATGCTATATAGATTAATATGTACAAATGGAATGATGAGTAAAGATCATTTTAATACATATAGATTCACACATGAACCTAAGAGTGAAAACTGGGAAGAAAATCTAGAACAAGTAGTGACTAATATTAACAACATAAGTAATGGATCTGAAAATCTAAATAGATTGTTAGGCAATCTACGAGGTCTTAGTCAGTTAAAGGTTACTACAGAAGAACTAGGAAGGATTAGACATAATCATTTAAAAGATGTTCCAGTTCAATTATGGGGTAATATAGTAGATAATTATACTAATCCTGAAAATCGTGTTGAACATAACGGCTGGACATTACTTAATACTGCTACTGATCTTTTGTGGCATAAGGAAAAGCCTACTGTTGCTAGTTATGGACAGAATGCTACCATTGTAGATGGATTATGTAGAGCAGTTGCGTGAAATGTTAAAGAGTCTTCTCCTTCAGAATACTGAACTTCGTAAAAAAGTTCGGGTTCTGGAGGAGATTCTTCGTTCTTACATTCCAATATTAAGGAAAAAAGATGATAAATAAGAAATTTAACAAGGAGAGTCATGCTGTTAATGACAAACCTGCAAAAGATCTAGTAATTAGATTTCTTCAATCAAAAGGATTAGATGCAATAGAAAATCCCAATGATTATGGTATAGATATTATGGTTTCTCGTTATGAAGTTGAAAGACGTGAGATATGGATAGATAATTTTCCATTTAAAACTGTACACATACCAGCAAGAAAAGCAAAGTTTTTAAAATATAGCATAGTATATGCGATAGTTAATAAAGACTTTAATAAGATTATGTTATGCACTTCAGAAGTTATAAGACAGTATGATAAAGTAGAAGTTCCTAACAAATCAGTACCAAGAGGAGAATATTTTTATGATGTGCCAATTAAAGAATGGCATACATATGATTTATAATGTTTGGGATAAATGCAAAGTTGCCAAAGAAACATTTTGTATGCAATATG